ACGGTGGTACACCACAGATGTCGCGTGATGGTATAGCTAAATTCAATCTAGGTGGTCCACTTGAGATACGCAAAAAGAGCTTCGACGATATCTACAGGAGTGATAGTAGCAGTTTGGCAAAAGCGCTAAACCTATCGAATATTGCAGGTTATGAGATCACACTCTCGCAAATACGAGGCGCCTCTGAGGTAGATCTCGTCAAAATAATAGAGCTATCTAGAAAAGCCCTTGATGCAGAAATAGCGTTCTTTAAAGGCGGATCGAAAGCGGTTGCTGAAGAAACAGGGCAAGCTCTTGAAGATTTTCTTGAAAAGTTTAAGAATAAAGCTGTAGATTATCTGAAACAAGCTGGCTTAGCATTCTCTTCTAGTGCTAGGGGCGATATTGCAAGTGCACTCAAGGCTAGTTTGCAAGGTAAGGACTCTTCTGAAGGTGGTTTAAGTCTGAAAGGTCTGATCGACAGTTTCGCCAGTAAGATAACGGACACTTTCGCAGATGGCTTTATGGAAAGTCTCATGGGTGAGAAGTCTACTATTGGCCGTAAGCTAAAGACTTTAGGCGGAGATTTATTCGGGCTAGGTGCAAAAGACGGAAAATTCCTCGATACTTTATTCGGTGGCTCCTCAGATAAAAATGTTGTGGCTGCTGAAGACGGTACAACCGGGAGCGGTGCATCTGATATTTGGAGTAAACTGAAGGCGGTATTCTCGACATCTTTTGATGCGTTATCAGGGGTCCTCTCCACGGTTTGGGGGAGTCTCTCTAAGGTGTTCGGAGGATCTTTTAGCGACCTGGGAAATATTCTGCAAAAGGGCTGGGAAAGCTTAAAAGGACTCTTTAGTTCAAATGATAGTGGTCCACTTGCGTTCCTATCACAAGGCTTTTCTTTACTCACTGCTGCTGGCGGTGGTTCTGTCAAAGGACCAGGCACAGAAACATCGGACTCTATTCCTGCCATGCTATCTAATGGTGAATTTGTTGTAAATGCAAAAGCCGCTAAGACCTATAGAAATCTGTTACATAGATTAAACAGCGGTACTCTGGCTCACTTTGCTGAAGGTGGCGTTGTGACGCCAGCCACAGATAGTATAGTGAAACCCTTGAATGGAGTCATAGAAAAGACAGCAAATCTAAGTGCTGATCTTGCTGATACTAAAATTGCGGTAAATAATTCTTTTGAAACATTGCAAAACAATACCTCAATTGGCTTCAAGATCGTAGACACTAATTTCAGAAGGCTCACTGAGCAGATTACTCTTGATAATGCGAAAAGTAGACTTAAATCTGCAGAAGCTGCGGTTGGTAAATTCAGTTTACTGTCGTTTGCTCTTCAAATCGCGTCCGCAGTTGCGAGTTCAGGCTCTAGTAGCGCATTAGGAAAAGTAGATTATAGCTTACCTTCTAGTGGGCATGGTATAGGTTTGAAAGTGGCTGGTGGAGGTCTCATCAGGGGATTAGGTACAGGTACTTCAGATTCTATTCCTGCAATGCTATCTAATGGTGAGTTTGTTGTAAATGCAAAAGCTACAAAGGAATACCGAGATCTTCTCACGCGGCTAAATTCCGGTAATGTACCGAAATTTGCAAAAGGTGGACCAGTCGGATCGCTGTCACCAAGTTTCGTAGACGCAGGCAATTCACTTAACAAATCGGAGCGAACTGCCGCAGAATCCAAGCAGACATTTAATATCAATGTCACAGGAGATATCTCTATGCAGACCAGACGAGAGATACAGCAAATGATTCCACAAATTGCAAACGGAGTAAGCTCTCACAATTATGAGAGAGGCAGTAGACGATAATCTAAGAATCCAACAAGAGGTACTAAGAGGTACCCTTGTTGGATATGCCTTCAATATATAGAACATTATTGTTCATTTAAAAAGGATTTTTATGGCATATGGAATATTTAACCCAAATATTTTAGTAAATGGACCTTTTACTGATGACAAAGATCTTCTGTGTGTCTTCACGGTGCCATTGACACTCAAGAGTAACCAGCCTGCATTCGTTCAAGATACGCTTTCTTTGAGAAGAATTGCAGCTTCGCAAAACACTCAAAGATGGGAATTAATAACAAACATCGCACCTACCATTGGTGGTAGTATTATGACACATCAAACACGATTTGGTCACTATGGTGTCTTTCTTATAAGAACGCCTCAACCAGCAGGGCTTGTTTGCTCGCCAAACGGGGTTTTCGTAACGTCCCCGCATCCGGCGAGATCAACAGTGATAAACTTCAGCACGACTATGAAACCGGGTGAATTTATTCGATTTAATGGTTCAGATACGAAGGTTTATCAGATTCAAAGTGTAAGTGGGCATGCTGCAGTAATTTTTCCATCATTGCGAAAAGACTTGTCAGTAGATACACAAGTAATGACAGATCAACGTGTCGCAATGTCCGTAAGATATAATGCAGATGTCACTTTAGGAATGATATACACAGACGGAATGCTAAACGACCCTGGTTCAGTCGCATTTATAGAGGCGCTATCATGAGAAAAATAAGCGCACTTTCTAAAAGCTTACTATCGAGTGAAGGCGCATCTCCATTTTATATGGTTAGAATAGAAATAACTCCAGCAATGCGTACTGCTGGCTACTCTGACATATTTGATACAACTCTGAATACGCCGACTACTTTCAATAGTGAATTGTATGCGCCGAATAACGCGCTATCGTTAATCGAACCGCCAAAACTATCTGAAGCAGTAGACAGAGAGAGTTACAAGATAACATACGTAGATGCTAATTTTGAAAAAATCAGCATGTTTGATTACGGCATGGTTGGATCGAAAGCGATAGTTTACTTAGGATTTTTAAATAATTCTGAGGAAACTATTACTGACTCTAGCGGTAATAGCGTGTTGCCTAATTATCCAATATTGTCTCCTTTAGACGTAATGACAGCTTATAGTGGCGTTGTGGATACACAAGGTTATACCATTGATGCTAAAAACGGAACGGTCGTTGCTGTGATAGAGTGTTCAAGCCCTGTAGCGAGTCTTGGTCGTATAAATTCGTTTTATACCTCTAAAGAGTCCATGAAAAAATTTAATCTTACAGACAATTCTTTTGATGAGATCTATGTAGGTTCTAAACGCATTGGAAGATTATGGGGAAAATCGCCTTAACCTCACATAAACCTACTTTGTCTTCTTTACGAAAACAAAGGAGCGACATTGAGGCCGTAAAACTAATATTTAACGGGCTAACACTATTTGACAATCACGAAGAGCGTCTTGCTATTATACAGGAGCGATTATTAGCTGCCCCTCAAGAAGAAGCGCCCGTCGTTCATACATTTGGTCCAGGCGTATACATGCGAGAACTGTTTTTAAAAGCAGGCACATATGCACTAGGACATAAACAACGATATGAGCATATGAACGTTATCCTCAAGGGTCACGTTAAAATGTTGCAGGAAGATGGATCTATGAAAGACGTAAAAGGTCCTACAATTTTTACAGGGCTACCTGGCAGAAAAGCAGGCTATGTTGTAGAAGACTGCGTGTGGATAAATATCTATGCTACAAACGAAACGGATGTTTCAAAACTTGAAGAGATTTATTTAGATAAAGAAGACAATTGGTTGAAACGCGAAAATGAGCGTTGCCTTTTGGAGAAAGCAGGGCATTCCGGAGATCGCAAGGATTATTTTAAGGTTCTTGAAGAATTTGGCATCGAGGCTTCGAAGGCCATCGAGGAGACCGCTCGCACAGACGACTTAGTACAATTGCCTTATGGTAGTTATAAAATACTCTGTGCGGCTTCTCCTATAGACGGAATCGGCCTATTTGCAAGTGCAGATTTCTCAGAAGCTGAACTTATTGCGCCTGGTCGTCTGAAAGGAAAACGTACGATTGCTGGTAGGTTCACAAACCATTCGGAGACTCCAAACGCCAGGTTCGAGATGAAATCCAATGGTGACATAGATTTAATAGCGCTTCGTCATATAAGCGGTGCCCACGGTGGCATGCATGGCGAGGAAATAACGATAGATTATAGAGAGGCCTTGTCATTACGAGGCAGAAAGGTCATTAAATGTCTTCCGTAGTAGCTGCCGTACTCGAGATTGGCGCTTTTAGTTGGGCTGCTTTAGCTTTTACAGCATCAGTGGTATTACAGCAGGTTCAAGCCGCACAAATGCGTTCAGCCGCAGCAAAAGCTAGAGACGAGGCAGCAAAAGCCGCTGATGCTGCAAAAGGCCATATTATTGTGGTAGAAGGTGAACCTTCTGCTATTAATGTTATTTACGGTAGAGCTGTAGTAGGCGGCTCCCGTGTATACCACAACACCTTTAACAATTTCAAGTTTGCAAATGTCAACCCAGGTGGTGTAGCATTCACAACTTCAGAGTTCGTAAGTCCAGTTTCACTGCCTAACAGAAGAGTGTACGCTTCGATTCCACCAGGGCCTGTAAACGGTATTGTTGGAAACATAAATGGTTTTATTGTAACAGATTACTCAGAGGTTTCTTTAAACAGTAATGTTACAACGGGAATAGGCAGCTGTCCCTCTTCAACGCTTGAACGTATTACTATTGGTGGCGATGAATACAACGGTTACTCAGGAACACCTTATACAGTCGATGTTACTTGGGCTGACACACCACCAATACAAGGTGAGACTGGTAATGTCTTATATGAAGTAGATGGTATCTACAATAGTACAACAAATACGGTTACTTGGCAACTTCCTAAAAAATCGGATCTACACTTTAAAACTGGTGCCGCGGATCATACTGACAAAGATGCCACCGGAGCCAAGCACGAGTGGCTGATAGTTCAACAAGCTGTCTGTTTCGCCGGTATCAACGGTTGTTACGATGTAGAAATCGATGGTAGGTTAATAGGCGGTGTCTACGCGTATACCGATAAGGCAACAGGCGATCATATCTCAGGCGACGTTGTTTACCCTGGCGCCAACAACGATATGTCAGCTATTATTGCGGGACTAGCTGATAAAACGATTGAGAAACAAACGCCTTTGAAGGATTCTGTTAGAGTTCATTTTTACGCCGACGGCGGGATTGCTGATGCGTTGATGGTAGCAAATGATTCGTCAAGAGCTAACAGCACATTCACAAACACAGCTTACGCAACTTGTGCATTTTGGCTGAACCGCGACGATCCACAATACGGCGGTGTGCCTGAAGTTAAATTCTTCGTAGAAGGTATGAAGATCCACTCTATTACTAGAGGCGGAGCACCTGGTGCTCGTACATACACATTAAGCTCAGAATTGGTGTATTCTAATAACCCTGCGCTGTGTTTGCTCGACTACTTGCTAAATCCAATTTATGGCAGAGGTCTTTCAGTTGATGAGATCGATTTAGAAAGCTTTAGTTTGGCAGCTGATATTTGTGATTCGATTGTAGCTACCGATATACAAGCTGAGGGCACCTTATGGAGAGCTAAGGACACAACAAAACAGATTCATCAATATGAATGCAATATTGCTTTAGATAGTTCAAAAACAATAAGAGATAATATTGAATTATTACTTGGAACTATGCCAGATTCTAGCTTACTTTGGTCTGGCGGCAAATATAAACTAAAGTTGGCATATCCTAGCTTATGGGCACCTCCTACAGCACTCCAATTAAACTTCGGAGGTCTTCTTATTCCGGGACTTAAGGTTACGTTGGATGTACAAAGATCTGTGAAAGAAGGTGGAGTAGTCCAGTACAACGTAGATAACGAGAGACGTCTATTCAGAGCAACGGAAGATCATCTGACTCCAGAAACTGATTCACCTCTGATTCATTCCGGATGGACTGATGCTGTGGATGCGTACGTTACAGATGATGACATTGTACTGGATTCTGAAACCGTGTTGTCATGGCCAACCGCTCAAACGCGTTTTAATTTTGCAACTATACGATTTTTAAACGAATCAAAAGACTTTAAAGAGGACACTATCAGTTGGCCTGAAAAATCGTCTGATTTATATCAAACATACTTAGCTGAAGACAGCGGGATGTTCTTAGAGTTTGAGCATTTTGCAACAGGCGTTACAGCGTCGGTAAACGCGCTTGCGATGGCGGAACAAACCGTCAGAGCTAGTAGGACCGAGACAACATATACACTCGGATTAAATCGAAATTTTATTGCGCTTGAGCCTGGTGATATAATCCATGTCAACTCAGATGTTTTAAATATCCCTGGTGATCTGATTAGACTTAAAGAAATTGTGCCTTCAGCTGACGGTATCATAAAGGTGACTGGGACACGTTTTGATGCAGCCACGCTTGCTTGGAATGTGGCTGACTACACAGAATCCGTAAAGGCCAGAGTGTTTGACTTGGAGATTGCACAGGCACTGGATGTGGTTTACTCTGTAGACAATACACAGACAGGTACATCTGGACTGGTTTCTTGGGGTAATCCTGCAGATAATAGGATAACACGCTATAGTATTAGGGTTGTAAACGCCAATGCCACAAAGCTACTTGATGGAAGCTACGTGTTTTCTAGTGATTGGAATTTTCCTTCCGCAGATTGGTTAGAGATTGCGAATGTTGCTAGAGCCTCTACTAGCAGAATGGCGTATAGGCTACCTTCGTTACCTGAGGGGATTTATGCAATAGCTGTCGTCAGTGAATCTGCTACCAGATCGGCGAAACGTGAGGGGTGGCCTATTGTTAGTAATTACTTGCAATCTGGTACCTTTGGAAGGATTTTCGCAATAGAATTGTTTGCACGTTCAGCTACACTACCATCTGCACCTGTTGGTGGCGTTTTCGATTTTAGTGAATATACGCTTACGACTCTACCGCATGATGCCGAAGGCCTCGTTACGTGGAGTACTAGTAAACCTTCTGGTAACAACGTGATGTATGTTACTAAAGCTGTAGCACATACTTCGGCGGGTTCTGAAATAGATGATAGCCTTGTCTGGACAACACCAGAATTGTATAGCCAAGGAAATCTTAGGATATTTTTCACGGACCCTACAATCGGGGTCGTAAATAATGAAAGCGGATATTTCGATTATTCGGCGTCTTTTATTTACGCACAGGTATTCGAGGGTGACAAAGATGTTACCTTAAATAGCGCTACAACTATCAGTGTCTTGAGCAAATCAAATTGTGATGTTGTAGTAGAGACCGTCGAAGGCCGGGTAAAAATAAGTGTGACATCTCTAGGAGTAGGTTACGTAAACGATCTCTCACAGTACCCCCGCGGGAGCTTTTATGTAAGAGCCGGCTATGGCGGTGACTCGTTAGTTGAGCAAATAAGCGTTGCGTTTGCGCCAATTGCTAATATTAAAGACATGACACCACCGCCTACACCCACCGGGTTCACGGCAACGGCGGCCATTAGTAATTTGCTGTTGAGCGTGGATGCCGCGACCTATACTTCGGGTCACGGTCATCAAAGCACTGTGGTGTATGGGTTTCCCTACACGTCTGGGCCGCTGCCTGTTTTCCAGGACGCCGAAGCTACGCCAATAACCGAGTTTCCTGGCGGTGTAGCGAGCTACGCAACCAACCCAGCTACTGAGTGGCATCTATGGGCTAAGTGGCGCACCAAGGATAATGTTCTAAGCACTGACCCAGCAGGTGGGACAAACGGTGTTGTTGTGACGACTGGGCAGAATGTGGCCCCCTTGTTGACTGCTTTGTCTGACAAGATCACCACTGGGCAGCTATCAACTTCTCTGAATACCCGTATTGACCTGATTGATGGCGGGGTAGAGGGGCCGCTGCTTCCTGGTACCTTGGTTGACCTGACAGCTGGCACTTTAGCCGATTTGCATCAGGTTGGTATCGACATGGCTGACTTGGGGACGAGCCTACTAGATACTGTGTTGACTGCGCACGACACGAACACAAAGATTACGGACGCTGGGATATTCGTAGACCCAGCCACAGGTACAGTCAAAATAACGACGTTAGAGGAAACAAAAGAGCGC